GTCGGAAGGACAATTTACAGCAATATAAGCGAAGCATATCTTATTTATATTAAATATATAATAGACCCTAATCTTTATCCACCGTTATTTATAAGGGCTTTTTATACATCACTCGCATCTAAGCTGGCATTTTCTTTTACTGAAGACAAAAACCTTGTCGCATCGCTTGAGAACGAGGTTTCAGAAGTTATTCTTCCTGAAGCACGAAGGGTAAACGGATTTGAGGGATATAATATTCCGAGAGTTGACAGTGATTGGCTGGAAGCAAATTATTCATCCGGGTCATTGGGAGATATGAACATGACCTTTTCACGTGAAAACTATGGAGAACTGCCGTGAATCTGAAAACATGGGCTGAAAATAATGGGCATACGCTGGAAGAGGCAAAAAAAATTACCGGCATGACTCACTGGAACCAGACAATGGCTGACAATGTGATTGAAAGCGATGATGTTGAGACGGAATCTAAACAGATAGAAGAAATTGTTGAGATAGAATCTAAAGAAGAAGCTGATCCGAAAGTAATTGACCTTTCCCTTCGGTGTCTTGGAGAAAAATCTCCCTATTGGCATCTTCGCAATCAGGTATAACAATGGCAAACAATCCTGTCATAAACAGCTTCAATGCGGGAGAACTAAGCCCGTATATGTATGCAAGAAACGACCTGAGTAAATATAACTCGGGTTGTATAGTAATGGAGAACTGGAGCGTTCTTCCATATGGAGGAGCTGTAAATCGTCCGTGTATAAAATTTGTTGCGGCAAGTAAGATGGATGATAAAGTCAGGATTATAAGTTTTGAGTTCAGTTCTTCAGATGCGTATATTCTTGAGCTCGGGAATGAATATGTACGGTTTTATAAAAACAATGAACCGGTATTGGACGGGGCAACTCCATATGAGATTGTTTCGCCATGGTCTTCCGATGATTTATTCGGATTGAAATATATTCAAAGCGCAGATGTTATGTGGCTTTGCCACTCAGATTATCCTGTATATAAGCTTTCAAGATACGGAGACACAAACTGGACGCTTGAAGAGATGACGCCTGACTATCCTGCACTGCTTGAAGAAAACATCACGGATATAACCCTTACTGTATCTGCTCTTACCGGAACAGGAATAACCATTACATCAAGTGAATCTTTATTTGATGCGAATCATGTGGGAAGCTATTGGGAAATCAAACACCCGAGAGATGACAATATATTAACAGTCATCAATAATACCGGTGCCGGTCCGGCCCATCCTTCCGGCACATCGAATACGATTTCCGGGAAGGGAACCTACAGCTTTATAACTACGGGAACGTGGAGTGCATCGGATGATGTGGCTGTATGGAGAAGCGAAGACGGCGGCGACTCGTGGTCTAAATGGCGTCAGTATAACATGGACAGCCGTAATGTGGACGTAACATGGGATGAATCGGACAGCAGTGTATTATATTGTGTAACAGCTACTGCCGCCACAGCAAAGATCAGGCTGTTTGTGCAGGATTATTATACAAAGGGACTTGTTAAAATCACAGGATATACGAGTGATACGGTTGTAACTGCCGACGTAATTAATGCGATCGGGTCAACAGATGCTACAAAGCTCTGGTCAGAGGGGGCATGGAACACCTACCGTGGATATCCGAAATGCTGCGCTCTGTGGGAATCCCGTCTTATTTTCGCCGGAACAAATTATAATGCAAATACTCTATGGCTGTCTCGCATAGATGATTTTGAAAACTTTGAGCTTGGTACGCTTGATGATGATGCAATGAAAATAACCATAGGAAGCGGACTGGTTGATGATATTGTCTGGCTGGTTCCGCAGAGAATGCTGGTTATAGGAACAGCCGGAAGCGAATGGACCCTCGGAGCTCAGAGTTATGAAAATCCAGTAACTCCTTCAGAGTTCAGTTTGAAACGCAAAACAACCTATGGAAGCAAGAACATTCAGGCCGTACTGATAAACTCGGCAGTGCTGTTCGTCATGCGTCAGGGAAGAAAACTGAGGGAATTCACTTATCGATATGATATAGATGATTGGGTTGCACCGGACCTTACCATTCTGGCAGAGCATATAACCAAAGGAGGCGTTGTTGATATTGCCTATCAGCAACAGCCTGACAACATCCTGCACATGATTCGAAAAGACGGCACTCTTGTCCCGATGGTTTATGAACGGGATCAGGATGTTACGGCTCTTAGTCGCTGGACGCTTAACGGAGGTTCTTTTGAGAGTATTGCGTCAATTGCACGCGACAATGATGAAGATCAAATCTGGGTAAGCTGTTCCCTTGAGATAGACGGAAGCACAAAACGGTATATAGGATACTTTGATAACCGTGAGTGGGGAGACAATATAGCCACTGAAGCGACGGGGTCTGATTTTTATACCGTTGTTAATAATCCTGCATCAACAACCATAAGCGGATTGGATTATCTTGAGGGGCGAACGGTTGACATTCTTCGTGACGGAATGGTTGACCCGCAGCAGACTGTAACCGGCGGGGAGATAACGCTTATAAAAGAAGGGGCATCGCGGGTTGTTATAGGAATTCCCAAAACCTGCATAATGGCCCCTATGTACATCGAGCCTGCTGCGCAGTATCAACAGCCGATGGGAAAGAAAAAAGGCGTCTACCGGGCTGTTATACGCTTTAAAGACACTATCCACGCCAAGGTTGGTCAGGACCTTGACCACCTGAGTACAATTACATTCAGAACAACAGAGGATATTCTGGATACGCAGGTTCCTCTTTACAGCGGAGAAAAGAAAATTTCCTTTGCAAATGATTACCGCTACCTGCATACGTGTTATATTGTTCAGGACAAGCCGCTTCCTATTCAGGTTATTGCGATGATCCCGGATGTGGAGATATTTAAATGATACGCAGGATTACAGAAAAAGACTTTGACAGGGTTCTCGGATGGTTTTCTGCTCGCGGAATTGAGAAAAGCCTTAAAGGTATACTGCCAAAAGACTTCGGATATATTGTAAACGAATCCTGTGCATTTTTTCTTTATACGGCATCCAATGCGCCGGTATGTTTTTTTGAATGGGTGATCAGTGACCCGGAACAGTCTCCGGTTGAGAGCGTTAAAAACCTGAAAGAGCTTGCAGGATACATAGAAGATATGGCACAGAATATGAAGAAAGAAGGAATAGTATCCTTTTTGATTCTCTCAAATGAGAAACTGTGCAGGCTTTTCAATGGATTTTGTACCGGTTGCAACGGAGAAACAACAATGGTTTACGAAGGGGGAAAATAATGGGAGTGGGAGCGGCAATAGCTGCGGCAACGCTTTCAGCAATAGGGACTGGAGTCAGCGCCTATAGTTCCTATCAGTCCGGGCAGGCTCAGCAGGCAGCGGCAAACTATAACGCGAAGTTGGCTGAAAATGAAGCGCTTGCGGCAGAACAGGCTACCCGGGCCGAGACGCAGAGAATGCGCACACAGGCGAAACGAACATCTGCTTCCCAGCGGGCATCCTATGCAAAATCAGGCGCTGTGATCAGTGAGGGAACCCCTCTTATTACAATGGCAGAGCAGGCAGGGGAAATGGAACTTGATATTTTAAATACACAGAGAACCGGATATAACAGCGCTCAGGCAAGCAGAAATCAGGCCAAGTTGTACAAGTATACCGGAAAGCAGGCTGCATCTGCCGGTACAATAGGAGCCGGGGCGTCCCTGCTCACCGGATCAACGGACACAATAAGTCAATATAAGATGCTAACAGGATAAATAATGCCTAAAATACCTTTATATCAACGTCAGGTCAGGGCAACGGGTCAGTCCCAGCCGAGAATGAGTCCGCAGGCGGCCTCTGCTCCGTGGCAGGCGGCTGGTCAGGCTGGACAGGCAATAAGTCAGGTTGGAGGAGTACTTGCTGATTATCAGCAGAAAAAGCAAGCCGAAGACACAAGCGCACAGATTGCAATGTATTCTACTGAACTGGACGGAAAAATATCTGCGGCTTTTAATGAGGGTAAAAAAATTGCTGATACGGGATCTCCTGAATCTTATATACAGGTTGATAAGTTTTACAGCAATGTAAAAAAAGAATGGGATAAATGGATAAATAGTCTTGATGTAAATGAAAAAGCAAGAACCGCTCTTACCAGAAAATATGAAATAAGCAAACTTAAATCAGATACAGCGTTTTATGGAGCTGGGGGATTTGTAGAAAAAGCACAGATTAATTTTGATATTGCATCATGGACCGCACAGAAGCTGGCGGCAGAACGCGGAGAGGGATGGGTTAATCCAGAAACCGGAAAGTGGGAAGATGCAGACTCACGATGGCAGGCCGCAGCTAATAAACTTGTTCTGCTTGATAATAGATATACTGAGCAGGACATGGTAATGGACCGGTCTGTTTTAAAATCGAAACAGAATTATTTTAAATTTACAGGTGAGATGCAGGGTGTTCAGGAGTTAACCCAAAGCGGAACGCTTACTCCAAACGAGGCAATTTCTGAATATTCAGAAATTATTAAGTCTGCAAAAAAATCAGATATGGATATCAATCATGAAGCCCAAATCGTTACAATTGCAAGAGCTAGAATAAATTCTATTGCACGTACCGAAAACAAGAGAGTAGCTGAGGCCCAAAACAATGCTTATAAGGCTGTATTAGATGATACGTTTGAATATTCTGATCTTGAAGAACTTCAGGCGGTTATGCCGCAAAATGCCGTTCGGTCTCTTACATCAGGCTGGCTTGCTAAAAAAGCTCCGGTAGATGAAGATGTAATGAATGCATTAAACAACATGGAGCGTTTTCAAAACGGAGATATCACATATGAAAAAATGGTTAATTCGTTTGGGAAAACAGGAGCGTCCATGTCTTTAATTCTTCTCTATTCGTCACAGCCTATTCTTGATTCTGTTATTAATAAAAACGGGCATCTTGCGGCGTATGACGGATTGTTCGGAAAAGATAAGGTTTTTTCAGTAAATGAAGAGTTCAGAAGTGTTCTTGATGCTGTTAAGCGGTATTCATTAACAAGTCCTCAGGATTCTGTGGCAGATAATGTAAAAAACTGGTTTGTATCGTACAACAAATGGAAAGAAAATCCTGGAGATAAAACATTTGATGAATGGTATTCTGAAACTTTCCGGGAAGCCGCTGTAAAACTTATTTCACCATCAGTTCAGACAGAAGATCGTGATGCTATATTGAATGATATTTTCGGAGATGAATAATGACCTTTGAAGAGTTTGCCAGAGCCGGGAAAGAAAGGGGATTCTCAAGGGAGGATATACTAAAAAAGTCTTCTGAATATGAGGAAAAATACGGTGCGTTTGATAAAACCGGATCAAAATCACAAGCCATCCTCTCAATGAATAATGATGTTATGCCGTCTGATCCTGATGAACGAGCCTTAATCGGACGCGCAGTAACGGAAAAAGATAAAGAACGAATAAAAGCAAAACGGTTTTATGATCTTAAGTTCGGAATAGATCATGATCTTGCTGCTCTTAATGCCAGACTGCATTCAGAATATGGAGAGAATGCGGTTTTCGAAATCGCTAATCAGTATAATTCTGAACCACTTCGCTATGGACCTCTGGTTGATAACAGCGAACAGGAGCAGATAGAACAGTTTCTTAATTATCTTGATACTGCAAGACCGATTACTGATTATGGTGAACAACTACCCGATATAAAAAAAACAGGGATGCGTCTTCTACAGGACACGGGTGTCGGAATGGCAAAAACAATTGTTGGAACAGGAGAGGCGTTAATGGGTCTTACAGACCTTGCTTTTATGCTTCCGAACGTTGCGACACAGGGAAAAATAGCACTGCCGTCAAGCGGATTCAGAATGATTGGATATGATCCTAAAAAAACACAGGAATTTTTAAGCGGATTATATTCAAATGAAACACAGGATGCTTTGCGTCGCGTTTCATCTGAAAAGGGTGTATTTAATAAAATAGGAATGGCTCTTAAAAATCCTTCAGTATCGGCAACAACTGTTTTGGAATCTTTAGGACCGATGCTTCTTGGTGGAGGGGCCGGTCGTTCAATGGCTTTTAAGAGCAAGGCTATATCTGCGGCACTTGGAGAAGGGTTTATTTCCGGCGGAATGCAGTTGGAAGATATAATTGATTTTAATAAAACCGATCCGGTTACTCCCAAACAGGCGGCACTTATCGCCGGAACAACAGTGGCCACATCTCTTATTGCTTTAGGATCAAGCAGCTTACAAGGCAGACTCGGACTGGATGATATAGATGTGCTTATTGCAGGAGGTAAAAGTAAGCCGGGAATAATTAAATCCCCGACTGCTAAAATTGCATTAAGCGGCTTTTTCGAATCTATTGTTGAGGAGTTGCCGCAAAGTATTGGAGAACAGATCAGTTCAAATATTTCTCAGGATAAACCATGGAACGAAAAAATAAATGATTCGGCGGCGCTAGGAATTATAGCGGGCGCCGTGATGGGTGTAGGAGGAGGATTTATCGGTGGTCACAGCACGGCATTAATGCAGGAAATACAGCCCTCATTTGATGACAATGCGCCTCTTCCGTATACATTAGGAGATGTTAATACTATTCGCAATACAATGAATGATACAGAAATTGAGCAAGAGGTTTTAAATCTTCCGGGACAGGTTCAGCAAGCTGCCAGAGATGCTTTTTTAAATCCTTCACCCGAAAAGGTAAGCAGGCTTAACAGCGAAATGTTTACTCAACCGGAATCGGCTAATGAAGAGCGCACAATAGAATCGGTTAATGAGGTTTCTGAAGATGATATTGTAGGGTTCAGTACTGAAAAAATAAATGAAGCCAGAGCAGAAAGAGGAGAGGAAGAACTTTCCGAAGAAGATGTAAAGAGTCACCAAAAATCAATGACAGAGGCATTAGAAAGCGGTCTTGATAAAGAGGCCGATTTTCTTGCTGATAAAGTAATCATGTCTGCCGAAAATAAAAAAGTAAAAACCTATCAAATGAATGATAAGGAAGTCGCCGGAATGGGAGCGCGGGTGGTCGAGCTTCGCAATGAAAGGATACGAATACTTAAACGTCAGAAAGCCGCAATGGATTCTTTAGATAACGACATGGTTGACCAGACGCTTATGGAATTATCACAGAACGCATATCGATCTGATAGAATTGAAACAGCGCTTAAGACATCTGCTACGCAGAGCGGAAGAGCTAATTCAATGATGGCTTCTTTAGTGAATAGATTTACTTATGATATTGTAAGTCTTGAGTCTGCCGCAAGAATATCCAAAGGAAAAAGCTTAACTGCGGAAGAAATCGCAGATATACAGAATGTCGCTGAAAAAATTGAATCTGTTGAACAAAAGATTTCTGACCTTAAGGATCAGATTCGTACTGGAGAGTTTACAGAGCGAAAGAAACGTATACGCAAAGATGAGCCGCAACAGCTTACACAATTACGAACAGAACTGAATCTGTTACAAAGAGAAGCCCGAAACAAAATTTATGATTTAAGACAAAAAACAGCAAAAGACTGGATTAAAGAAATTGCGACACTTCCTCGTTCAATTATGGCAACCGCAGATATGTCTTACGGATTAAGACAGGGGCTTCTTCCCTCATTTGCTCACCCTAAAATAGCGGCACAGGCTTGGGAAAAAGCATTTACTGCATTTTTTTCACAGAAAAAAGCATCACAAATTGATGTAGAAATGCGCGATCATCCACTACACACAGAAATAGCATCACTTGGAACACATTTTTCAAGTCTTGATACGACAATTGAGGATCGTACAGAGTTTTTTGCGTCTAATCTGGCGGAAAAAATACCTGGGTTTGGAAAGATTGTTATGGCATCTGAGAGAAATATGGTTGCCGGTATAAATCTTCTTCGTCAGGGATTAATGATTGATTTTCTGACAAAACATCCTGATGCGGGAACCGACGTAAAAAAAGCATATGCACGATATGTGAACATCGCAACCGGGAGGGGAGATGCAAAGCTTTTAGACCGATCAGCAGAAGAGCTATCGCTTATTTTCTTTGCACCGCGCTTTGCGGCATCAAGAATTCAGGCTCCGATAGAGGCAGCAAATCTGTTACGCCATTCAGAACTTAGGGGTGAAATTATCAAACAGTGGGCGGCATATCTGGGAACGGGGCTTACGGTACTTTCTTTGGCAAAGATGGCAGGTGCAGATATAGAAGACGACCCGGATGATTCTGATTGGGGCAAAATTGTTATTAATAATAAGCATATTGATATATGGGGCGGGATGCAGCAACCCATGAGGATTCTTGCAAAAGCCATAAAGGGTGGTACCGAACGCATCAGAGAGGGAGAAACTGATGTGAATACAATTTCTGATATAGGACAATTTTTAAAATATAAGCTTTCTCCTCCCATTGTTATATTCAACGAACTTACTTCCGGAGAAGATGTAATCGGAAGAAAAACTGAAAAAATAGAGATTGGCGATATAGAATTGCCTGAAATTGCGACCGTGTTTGTAAAAAATATGACTCCTCTGGTAATACAATCGGCTGTCGAGGCATATCAGGAGGGGGAAGACCCGTCTATTGTCGCTGCATTATCACTTGGTGAAGGGCTTGGTTTGTCCATAGGGGTTTACGACAAGAAAACAAAATAATTGACATTTTATTGAGATAATGTATAAACAATACACGAGGTAACAAATGGCTATATCAACGACAACGAACAAGAGACAGTATGCATGTAACGGATCAACAACGCAGTTTGATCTGGATATAAAGATATTTGATGAAGACGATATAACTGTTTATATCAAAAACATAACCACCGGTGCGCAGACAATCCTTACACAAACCACCGAGTATACCGTAGACGCAATTTCAGGAGACTACGAAAACGGAGCAAGGATAACAACGGTTGCAACCTACAGCTCTGATTATCAAATCACGCTGATTCGTACGGTTGCCAATACGCAGGGACTCGATTTGGTTGAGGGGGGAGACCTTCCTGCGATGGGTTTGGAGAACGCCTTGGACAGAACGGTGATGCAGGTACAGCAGCTTGATGAGAAGTTCGGCAGGACTATAACGATGCCCGTCACTGACCCGGAAGGACTGAGTTACGAAATTGATCCAGTAGAAACACGCGCTTCGAAAGCGCTGGGATTTGATGAGGACGGGAATTTTACAAGTGTGTCGCTTGCCGATTCAGGGGCAATTGCTGTGGATTCCCAGAAGGGGCTTGACCTTGCAAATAATATCATTTCTGCGAAAGTGGATAACACGAGCATAGAATTTGATGCGCAATATAAAATAAGCGTGAAGGACGGCGGGGTGGATACAGCGCAGATTGCGGACGGGGCTGTCACGGAAACCAAGATTGGCATGGCCAAAACAGGCGTTGATGCGTCTTTAGTATCTGGAACTGCAGGAGTAGCCGACAACCTAGCTAAATGGAATTCTGACGGCGATGCGGTTGATTCAGGGTATGGCGTCATTGATGAGGACGACATGGCCTCAGACAGCGCCACAGACGTTCCTACACAGCAAAGCGTGAAGGCTTATGTTGGCGCATCCGCAATGCAAGACAATACCGCCGGATCTCCTGTTTTCATTGGCGCATTGCCGCTAACCTTTACAGACCTTGATCTGAGCGGAACGATTGGAAGTAATCGCTGTTTTGTGCACTTGAGAATTACATTCGATGTAGATGATGGGGTGTATTTTCGGACTAAGGGCGACCCCGATGTAGCAGATAACGTTCTTGAAGCGGCAGGAACTAGCGTCGGGTCTGGCGGTATTGGCTCATGTCTATATGTCTCACTTATCACCGACTCTTCTGGAATTGTTGAGTGGAAACGCAGTGGTGGCGCTTCTGGAACGACAAACACCGTCAATATACTCGCATATCAAGTTTTAAATTAAGGAGAAATCATGGACAACTTTGAAACCCCAATAAAAGAAAAGCCGACTCACTACAGAATCATCTTTAATGACGATGGCATTCCGATTGGAATTGGAGAAGCAGGAACCGAGATTACAGCAGAGCAATGGCAGGAGTTTCTCGACAACGCTGGAAAGCGAAAGTGGGATGGCTCTGATGTTGTACCATATACAGCACCATTTAATGCTGACCAATGCGCTCAGAGTATTAAATCGCTCGCAGAACAAGTTATCCTCTCCATCGCCCCAGAGCATAAGCAACGTAATATGCTTGCCTTGTCCGTAGAGATTGCAGACGCAAAGGCACAAGGAACGGCTACAGAAGAGCAGATTGCACAGAGCGAGGATATTCGCCTTGCATGGGCTAAGATTCAGGCCGTACGCACAAAGAGCGATGAGCTTGAGGCAACCTACATCGCCGCAGGAAACGACCTCACAGCAGAGGATTTAGATACAATCAAAGCCGCATTAGAAGCGGCATAAACAGGAGACATACACATGGCACAGAATGAACTGGCAATCACCAAGGGCGGGTATCGGGCTCAGTTCGGATACATCGATACCGAAGACCCTGAAACACAGGTTCTTGACGGAACCTCCGCAGCGGCCACGTCTGCCGCTCTTGCAGGCGGGCAGTACCGGCTTTCATCCGTTGAATTTTTTGATCTGTGGATAAAGATTGATCCTGATCCAACGGCGGCAAACGAAGAAGGAATGCGCCTTGCGGGCACAGAATACTTCCTGATTCGTCCGGGAGACAAAATAAGCGTTATCGGCGGCAAGCTGAACATAACCAAGGTTCAGAAACCTTCCAGCTAAGGAGCAATTATGTATCCGTTATCACTATATGGATGGATAAGGAGTTGTACGGGATGGGCAAAGCTTGTTCGCGATGCTTTGCGGGATAGCAATAATGAGCTGATATTGGACAGCAATGACGAAAGAATTTATACAGAGGATTAATATTATGTCTAAATTTTATAATGGAGAATCGCCATGGGAAAGTTAAGTTATACTACAGTCGAAGTTAACGATGCAATCGGGCAGGTGGGCACAAATGAGGCTTCAATTCTCACAAAAACAGACAAAGAGTCTGGTACGGCAAACAATTTGTCATTGACCGGAACAACAAATGTTTCCGGCCCGATTGAGAGCACTGATAGCATCAACGTAACAGGTGCCGGGAAAGGTTATTTTCTGTACGGCGAACCCCTGATCCAATTATGGTACGGCGTCGAATGGGACCTTGCAAACAGCGACCCGGCCTGTACGCGGATCGGGTCAATGGACCTGCACCGCACGCTGCCGATCCAGTCGGGAATGTATGCGTGCCTGCTGAATGATGACCGTACGGAAAATTATAAGCTGCATTCGTCGGACTGGTCGCAGAAGAAGACCGGCGGGGCCTCGGCGCTTGACGGAACGGATGGGCAGGTAAAAATTTACAGACCGGGCTTTTATTTCCGCCATGAGGAAGACGTAACCGTCCGCCGCTGGAAAATCAGCCCGTATCCGGTGAATGGTTTTACCTGGATTCCTCCGCAGTATGTGGGCGCATTTGAAGCATCTCTGGACCGTGTGAATCTCAAACTGGCCTCGGTGATCAACACCTCCGATGACTATCGAGGAGGGAACAACAACACTGCTTACGACGGCACGGATCATGATCTGCGCGGGATGCCGGTTTCAGATCTGTCGCGTGGATCATTCAGGTCATACGCGCACAACAGGGGAAGCGGCTGGGAGATGTACAACTACTGGGCGCACCGGGCGCTGATGATTCTGTTTGTGATCGAGTATGCAACCCGTTATTCGCAAATGGCCGTCAACAGCGCACTGGATTCGAACGGATTCCGGCAGGGCGGGCTGGGGGCCGGATGCACCAATCTTAACTACACGACGTGGAACACGTGGAATGCGCAGAATCCGTTTATTCCGTGCGGATATACGAACGAGCTGGCGAGCGGCAGCGGGGAAGTGCTGTTCGACATGCCGGCGGGGTACGGCGAATTGACTACACAGGCCAACCGTTATCGCGGCGTAGAAAATCCATTTGGGCACATCTGGAAAAACTGCGACGGAATCAATGTCCGCGTTTATGCCGCCGATGCGGCGACTCCGATTACCGAGGCGTTTGTCTGCGACGATCCGAGTTTGTGGAATGACTCTAATTATGACGGGTATTACAAGATCGGCGAGCTGCCGAGATCCAACGGTTATATCAAAGAAATGATCGCCGGGCAGGTCATGCCGCTGGTTGCATCCGGAGCCGGTAGCTCAACGTACTGGACCGATTTTTTCTATACGTATGTTCAGGCGAGCGGCGACCCGTCACTGCGTACCGTGCTGTTCGGCGGTTCGGCGCCTGATGGTTCGTATGCGGGTTTCGGCTACTCGTTTACGGGTAATGCGCCCTCGACTAGGCATACGCATTTCGGCTCTCGGCTCTGCTGTTTTCCACCTCAAGCTTAAGGAGATTTATTATGGACAAAGTACATTATAATTCGGAGCCTCAGCAGCTGCAGCGATACCCGGATGGATCGACCCGTTTCCGCTGGGACATAGTGCAAGAGGAGAGCGAGGACGGCGATACGCTCTACGCCTGCTATGAGTGCGTGATCCATACCACGCCGTCGCCGAACAATATCCTCCGCGCGGCGATTAACGCCATGTGGTCGCGTGATACCGAGGGCAAGCTGACCAACGACTACAACGCGGCTGTCGCCGGGATTCTGGACGAGTCGTACAAACAGCCGTACCTGGATTTCATGACGGCCCGCGCCGCGCTGAAAGCGACGATTAACGCTTATTTTGAGTCATAATGAAAACGATTATCACACTGATTATTATAGCGGCGGCGCTGGGTGCTGTCGGCGTGGTGATCACTCTCGATGTGCTTTTTATGATGGGATGTTATTAAATAATTTAACCGGAGAAAAACATGGATTGGCAGGCAGTAGCGGCAGGAGCGGCGGCGGTTTCGGTGGTGGGGGCGTTCCTCGGCTGGATCTGCAAAATGACAATTGAAAACACGATTGATAAATCTCTTAAAGACTACGCAACCGAAGAGTTCGTCAACTACAAAATAAAAGTCCATGAGGACATATTTCACAAAAACCAGCAGTGAGGAGCAATGCAGAACAAATGCCCAGCGTGCGGCGGTAAGCTGGATACGGAATTTACTTGCATTCAGTGCGGGGGACGATATCCTCCGGTGTGGTTAACAGGAAGGGCTGAAAATAATGAAACCTTGGAAAGTAGAACAGTGCTCTCCCCGTCAGGACGGGTTGTACCACAGGGACTTGAAGCGCCTGAAGGCTCGTAAGGAACGGCACTATGCACGCAGGATGTTAAGAACAGGTGAAGAGCCTATGGAATTTTACGGACGATACAAGGGATACGAAACATAAAAGGAGGCCGTGTAATGAGCAACAATATCTGGAAAATTATATTGGTTGAGAGCGAAGAGGAATCAATCGCGGCTCAGCAGAAGCTGATTGACGCAGGATATAAACCGGTTGGAGGAGGCACGGATATTTTCCCCGGAGCGTTAACCGCACTCTTCGTCGAAAATGACCCGGCAGACGGTTCGTGGTTTGCCGGAATGACCCCGGGATCTGATCTGAGTTTTTACGAAACGATCACGGTTGAGGATGCAATCGGATTGATTGACTGAAAAATAAACAACAAGGAGAAAATCATGAGTGAAGAATCAATTGCCGACACAAGTTCGGTATTGTACGATGCCGGGGAGAAGGCAGGGGCGATGGTGGCGAGTATCTGGAACGCCACCGATGACGGGAAGATTTCCGGCGCGGAATGGTGGACGATTGCCAAGAAATGCGCCGGAGTGCTGGCCGGTGCATACAGCGACAGCGCAGAGCTGGCTGAAAAAATCAGTGACGGATTCGATGATCAGGAAACACTTGATTTCACAACCGGATTTGCCGCAGGATTTGACATCACTTCAGATTCTACCGAGGTTAAAGTTGAAGCGCTGTCCGGCTATGCCCTGAAGGCGGTTGGTTATGTTTACATCCTGCTGGATAAGAAATTCTTCTCCAAAGAGGATGAAGCTGATACGGATGCAGAATCTGCAGAGTAAGGATGCGTCATGAACGCACTGATAACCATATTGACCGGGATTGTCACGCTGATCGGCGCGGCGATTCCGGTTTATTTCAAGTGGAAAAAATACAAGAAGGCACAGAGTGAAAAAGTTACAATTGCTTCCGATAATTCTGATCATGATGCTGTTGCTCAACGGTTGCGTGAGCGCCTCAAAAACGTACGCGAAAGCGGAAACGGCGATGAAGAAAAACAGTGAGAGCGTATTCAATCCGCAGGCGGTCTATCAGATCCCTCCTGAGGGATTGTGGCTTACTGACCTGGTGGATGCCGCTACCGATACCCGCACCGGGCCGATATATGTTCTGCCGGGAACGCTGGTGGTCTATGACGCGGAGTCGGTGTCGGAGAAATGAGACGAACACCTAAAAATCTGTTTAAAATCATTCGTATCTGGCTGCGGGATGCCCTGTATCTGTGGCGCGACTGGTATAGAGGCACCAATAAAGAGAATAAATAATCATATTCTACTCCGCCTCATGCTTTGTTTAAAACTGTTTATTTGTGTGCAGTTAACGCATTTTGTTTTTGTCGGATCATCCTTTGGTTTTCCGCATATCCAGCAAAAATTTCTATCCCATTCTCTGTATCGTTTTGAACAATAATCAATACATTCTCTGCATAGAGAATGACCTTTTAAAGATTTGTTTTTGTAACACCTTGTGCACAGGCCTCGCTCTTTAATTTTAATCCTGTATTCCCTTTTTTCCTGCGGAGTAAACGGCATTACAGCATCACTTTTTTTATATTATATATGCGATTGTTTTTTATCTCTGTGCGTGTACAGGAAATAGCCGGTGGAGAATATCCGCTTATTTCGCTGTAATCCATATGTTTAAATCCTCCTCCTCGTCTTAACGTTCCGGTGTTGACATACCAGCGGGCATCGGGAGGAACCCAAACATTACCGTTAATCTCCCTGACCTGTTCTATAAAATACTCCCCATGGACATCATCCCCGTGATTTAAAAGAGCATATTGTTCAATCGGGGGGACAATTAAGCAATGATGTGTGTGCGCCATATATTGTGCCTGAGCTGATCCAGACAGGGGATACAGTTTGTTTTTAAGCCATGCCTTCTGATTGGCTTCCCGCTGAATGGGGTCTTTGGCCCCCCTTGGCATTACCGGCCTTCCGTGCCAAAAGTGCATTGTAACCTCGCCGAACTCAACCCATGACTGATAATCCCCGTACACATCAATATCAAGATTTTCACATATATTTACGGTTACGTTCATGTCCGGCAATAAATACAGCTCATGATTTCCCATCTGAATAAGAAGAAAATTGTTTTTAATCGGACGGATCAGATCACAGAAATAATCAATTTGACGATCTATTGTGAGCATGTCTTTTTTCAATGAATGCGGGTCAAAATGATTCGACCTCGCGGGCTTCCCTTCAATAGCATCTCCACCGAACGTTACATAAGCATCGTCTTCGATGATCATATTAATCAGCTTAAGAGCAGCGGCTTCATTGAATGCTATTGAACCAACATGCCAGTCTCCGGTATTATAAATTACAGCGTTCTTTTTACCTTTGTATCCAAGAAATGTGCTCATATCAATTTGTCTTTCTTATTATTTTTTATCAGAATCATTAGGAATCGATTTTAATGATTTCAATTTAATCGATGCTTCTTCCGTTGTACCGAGACCGGTTATCCAGCGATCCAGCATTCGCATCCGCTCCTTTTCGTCCCGGTCTCTGATATCAACTCCAAGCAGACCAAGCAGCCGGTCGCACTGGCCCTGATGTGATGCATTCAGTTTTGATAGTTCGGACATATTTTATTCAATTCTTTTTTATTACAAAATGGAGGGGAGCCGGAGACATCTGCCGCCGGGACGGATTGGTAAGAACAGTTGTCAACATTTCTATTTTCATTCCGCCTGGAATTCTCCCCGTTAAATTTTAATTGATTGATGGAAACTCATGCCCCCAGAGCATCATGGCCCGGTTAGCGATGTCTGGGAACTTGTTGCTGGAGTTTGAGTGATGTGCCAAATACGCATCATTACTCATGTCACGGGCGATATTCTGAGCAAATCGCGGATCATCCTTTGGTTTTCCGCATATCCAGCAAAAATCTTTGTCACTCATGATCTGTCCTTTCTCCGGTTATTTTAAGAATTTTTCCTACCTGTTCAAGAAGAATATCCTGCGAAGGACTTCCTTTGTGTGCTTCTGCATGGCAGACATGACAGCAAATGATTAGATTTTCAGGTATATCCGCATTTGACCTTCCGCCCATTCCCTTGGGAATAATGTGATGAACCTGCATACCACGAAGAATTTTCAGTTTTCCGCATATCTCGCATGGCCATTCCTCACAACCGGTTAAATTCCTTGCCTCAAGGGCCGCTCTGACGTGTTTCTTCATTGAGCCTTATCCTTACCAGCCTACGGGCGTATTTGACGTCTACGGGCTGCTGTGGGCGTTATTTGATTGATGGAAACTCATGCCACCGCCTGCCGATTAGCCATCCGCTCGGCATAGCAATGCTCGCACCCCGGACTGATCTTGGCGCATCCGACAATCGGATTCCATGTTTCGGGGATATAACCTGGAATATTCAGCCATCCTATTTTATGAGTTTTCATTTAAATTTTCTCCAATAATTCATAATTCTGTCGCCGATTTTTAAATTAACCGGAGCGTCGGCTTCATTTAAAATTGATACCCAATAACCGCCTGATAAAAACGAAAGAATTTCCTCTGCTTCAATCAAACGATCCTTTTCTGATATATCTATTTGATCGTTATCTGTTAATGTTGTGTTCATAATTCCTGTACCTCTCTGATCTCAACTCTTGCAACAGATTGATCATCTCTTTTTGCTTTGCGTGCTGACGCCCGCGTAACGAAGATTCCCAGATGGCGCACGCCACGATTACTGTAACAATAGAATGCTTGTCCGTCACTTCGGTCTATAAGAGCCCATGCTTTAAACGGCTTCATTTTCATTTCATTTTTCTCCTATTCCGCTGTTAGCTGTCTTCGTACTCTTCTAGTATCTGCGCTTTGACCCTGCCGTATTTGGCGCGGCATGATTGGGGTGTTCTTTTGTTGCCGTATTCCGCATTGAGTCTATCGGCAATATGTTGCCAGCCGGGCCACGCCCAATACCAATCTTCCTCAACCAAATACATAAGTTGCTGCGTTTCTCCGTCGATTTCATCATACGGAGGCCAGCTAACCCTACTATCGATATTTTGTGCGGTCATTTTCCACCTATCCCTCTGTTCGATTTCCAGTCAAGAAACACTCCGCAACATAGCGGACGTTCTGGTAATTCTCCTGAGTCAAATTTTTCGATGTAGTAATAGTCCCCATTGAATCTGTAGTCTTTCGCATCTTCAACGCCCTTGAGCCATCCGCGAAACTCACGCTCAATCAAGCGATGTTCATCTTCTGTTTTGTTTTCATCATTTACTTCGAGCAAACGTCTTATGTATTCATCATATAATCTTGTTTTCATTTGATGCTCCAATCGAACCAGTCCATCGACTTTACGGTGAAAACGTCCGGTGCACGGTCGATGTTTCGCGCACCGAAAGTCATGTTAGTCGTTGTATTTTACATCTATTCCGCTGTTCGATTTACCCCATTGCTCTGCCATCGCTCGTGCAATACCTGGGTAGGTTTTTGAGCGAAGCTTTGCCCTGTCTGCGGTTTTCGGAAGATAGTGAAGCCGTTGTTCTCTTCCTTCGACCACATCTGTCGGCACAAGTTTTGGCAACCCGCGAAGCCATAGACACGTTGCCTTTGTTTCGCCGTGGCCAAACATCCAAGGTTGCAACACCTGATCTGGCTTGCGGAATCGAGTACTCATACACCCTATTGGGTTCTCGATTCCAACTTTCGGGATTTCGCTGTTGTATAGTCGCAAGAAAAAGTCAATCGCGCTTTCCCTTGCCGCTCTGCGTTCAGCACCAACCAACGCGCCACTTTTTCGCGCAGGCTGATCTTTGTACCATTTATTTGCGCTAACCGTAAGGTAGGTACACGTTGGAAAGAAGATGCCCATGTCCCATTCATTGGATCTTATCGCCTCGAACACGTCCATTTTCAGATGCCATTCCTGGTGATCGCCTGAGCAATCTTGCAAATCGCAGGAATATGCCTCATGACCTAGTTTTCTAAACTCAATGCAGACGGCTTGGCTTTCTTCACACCCTATTAATATTTTCATTTCATTTTTCTCCTATCCCTCTGTTAGCAGTCCTTTTGTTCCAACGCTTCGCGCACTCCAATTCCGTAGGCGCTGTTATTTCGGCGGCGCACTCTTCATTGCGACACTCCACCCAGAAATTGAATAGCGAGGCAATATCGCCACTTGTGTTTTCTCCCCGAATGGGGTTGCATGTGCCACAAAAAGGACATGGTAACCAGTCAATAGAGGCTATCGGAACCTCGCCCGAATCTTTTTCTTTACTCATAGTTTTCTCCTCGGTTTCTCAACCTCATCTAATCGATATTTTGTGCGGTCATTTTCCACCTATTCCGCTGTTGTGCATCCTCGGAACAGGAGCACGTTTTTGTTTCTTCGATCCCACAATGATGGGGGATGCCCATTCTCTTTGAAACCGAGCCCATTCCCGCTCCTGTTCCTTCCCGTGCCTTTTGTTGAACACCATCGCCATCGGCAGAAAGCCCGCATCCATCGCTTCATTTAAACGATCTTCGGCGGCCTCAAACGTGTCGCCTTCGTATCCGCACAAGACATAACAGCGGGCTATGTTGCTCGCGTTGATTAACCCGTATTCGTTGAGCAAACGTCCGGCACGTAGGAGCGGCTCGCGGTCTTTCGCTTCGTCGTACGCAAACCACATAACTTTCGGCTTCAGGCTGGCCAGTCTTTCGCAATGCCATGGCTCCAGCCGGGCTGCTTCGAGTCCACCCGTAAATCGTGGTTTCTCCGGCTGCACCTCAAGCATGTTGAACACTGCCTTCACATGTCCGTCTGAGCACGCAAGCAGGTTATTGTCCAAAATGTTCCATCCGGGTTTGATCTCAAGTTCCCGAATCACCCGGCCCTCAGACCGCCATGCTTGGCAGAACCAACACGCATTCGGACAGCCTCGGCTTGTGATGGTGTAACCTTTCTTGATGTACATCCCAGGCACAAACTCGCCGCCCGGGTCGCCAAACGCAGGGCCCCCGATCGTCACGTTATTCGGCCCACAAACCGGAGCCCACAGATTCGCCAGCCGTTCCGCCTCCGCACAATCCCATGTGAAGGCAACGCTGATATGCACCTTGTCGAACTCGTCGAACAGGCCGGGAGTGTAACGATTATCGAAGGCACAATCATCAACGGGCGTTGCCTTCGTACGTCTTGCGAAAACTCTTGCGAGCCTTGCACAACCAGCAGAATCAGCGTACGAGTTACCCGCGCCGGTTGCTTTTAAATCTGTGTGTTCGCTTGTAGTCATTTTGTCAATCCACTCGCCGCTGTTCTGTAGCGTTCGATTATTCCTCAATCCACCTTCCGACCAACATATCAACGTCATCTCTCCAAGAGAGGTTTATGACGGTTCCGCGCCTCGCTGAAATCGCATCCACAAGAGATGCCGAACAGAATGAACCGGAGCCGTAGATCTTGAACATATCCCCGTCTTTTAAACCAATCAGCTTGTCTGTGTGGTCGAGGAAAACATCAATTGTTTTTCCAAGGCGATCCCGCGCCATCTGTGAAACGTAAATCCTTCCGTTTTTCTGAATGCGGATGTAGCTACCGTAGTGCCGCCGACCATGCTGACCTGTAAATTTTTTGAACTTGTAATCCATATTCAACCTTTCTGGAATCGAACCAGCCGCTTCATCCTATCGCTCACTCCGCTCGCTCAGGTTGAGCTTGGGCGTTGGACAGCCTTTCAAAATCTCCAATGAGTTGCCAAAGTTCGGCGGCATTGCAACCCTTGCCCTCAAAAAGAGGAGGTTCGCCAGGGCACACAGAAATGTTTACGTCGATATATTCGAGTTTGTACCGTTCGAGATGGCTTGCCGATTCAATCCCCTTAAGCAATGCCTTTTTGAGTGATGCAATAATTTCTTCATTCGTTCTCATAATCTTGTCCAACCAATCCATCGACTTTACGGTGAAAACGTCCGGTGCACGGTCGATGTTTCGCGCACCGAAACTCACGCTTAGTCGTTGCAGATTTTTTTAATTGTGATATTCATCTTCCGTTTACATATTCCGGCAGGGTTGACTGATATTTAGCTTTTGCATTTTTAGCCTCCATCAAAAGATGCTTCCCGCGGCCCCGGAGTATATTTTGTTTCACTCATATTCACTCCACATTTCACACCTATTTCATTTTTCAGGTTTCCAGTTTCAGGTTTCAAAATTCCTCTCCCTACCTCACCCTCCACGCCCCGTAGGTATGGTCATCGATCCGCGCCACCCTGAAACATCTGTCGTCAAACCGGGGTGCTGCCAGCCAGTTCATGATTCGTGGTCGATCCGATGTTCCGAACCGAACATGCTGCCCAACCTCACAGCGGGCGAGGCAACTGTACGCCTTCCGACGATCCGCCTTCCCTTCCGGCGTATTCCTCCCGCCGACTCCCTTTTTCGGGATCGGCACAATCTCTTTGATCAGCTCAATTTTCATAGCTATCAACCAAATGCTTGTTTATTTCATCGGAAACAGTTATATGTATTCCGTTGTTATCGCCCCACATCTTCCGAAACTTGAGAAACGCGACTTGGGAATCATCATTCCAGAACGCAAGACGGGTCATGCAGTCTTGCAGTAGTTTCAAAAGATTATCGCAGTCAGGCCGTGTATCACACCATAGGCGACCTGATAATTTGTTCTTCTTCGATTCACTCTTTCTCCATGGATACGTCCATCTGACGGAGAGCGCTACAGGGCCTTCAAGCGGTTTTTTCGGACGGTATGGCTGTAACAAAAGTAATAATTCATCCTGAGTTCGCTTTCCTTTTGATTTTGCGAACTTGCCGACAAACTGCGTGCCGTCTCTGCGCCTCATGATTCTGTGCGATGCCTGCGCCGTGCTTTTTGGCGGATTGCATGGAATGAAAAACGACAGGTTACTCATGACTCACCGCCCTTATTGCGAAGTTCTGCAACCATGTCGCGGAGCATCTCAGGGCCGCACTGAATTACCGTGCATTCCTCTGGAATTCTATCGAGTACGACTGCTTCATAACGCGGGTCTTTTCCGTGGCTCAAAACCTCTTTGATCAGATCGGCCCTGCTCATATCGTTAATATTCGGTAGAGCGGTACTATCGTCCGTGCTCTGGTCGTTCTTCATGCGGGACACAAGCGACTTATAAGCGTTGAGCTTGTTTTTAACGGCCTTAAGCTCCTCACGCTGCCGTTTACACGATTTCTCCAGCGCATCCCGCACGATATATTCGTGTTCTATATACTTCCTGCGCTCAACATGTACTTGTATACATGCAAGACATAATAGAATTACGATACTAATAATTATGATGTTCATTCCGTGTCTCCTTTCGCATATCTGAAATTAGTGAAGTGAATAATCGATGCATCAAAACCACTGGCAGATTTTAAATAAAACCAATTGACGAAATCATCTACAGACAGCCCGTCGTTATGTGATAATAATTCGTAATTAATGCGGTACTCAATATCACGATTAACAACAACCGGTCTTTCCAACTCAGATATAAACCTTATGGATTCAATTCCTATTTTAAATCTATTAGCAATCACGTCTTGCTTCGACCTGTACGGCTTTCCGCTCCACTGCCGAACAGAGACCACATCACCGTCTTTATAATATCCGTTACGATTCATTCTAATCGTATGAATTTTTTCTCCCGACAAGAACTTGCCTCTGAAATTCGTAGGCTCACCTTCTCGCGGATGTCCTTTCAGAAAAACTTTACTAAGAGTTATTACTTTCACTCAGCACCGCCCTTATTACGCTCGGCAATCATGGCGTCGGCTATTTCGTAAGACTCTTACGAATGGGAACGCCGCCCCGCCGTTGTTAATAGTTTTTTCGTTCATTTCTTTATACCTTTTTTTGGTTGGGGAACTCTTCTCAGAATTCTTTTTCAATCTGACGACCGTCAAGATATTTACAACTGCAATATTTACAACGAGACAGAAAAAACAATGCTTCTAGTTTCAGGTGGTCCTCCCAGCATAGCGGGCAGTTCGGCTCAACAACCCAAGCCATTCCGGTTGATATAAGTTTATCCAAATCTTCTCTGGTTTTTATCAGCTCAAAGTATCTGTCCGATGGGAGTTGAATTTTCTCAGAATCTTTAATTTCAGTGCTCATTTTATCGGCCTCCATACTCATTACTAAAACGGAATATTTGAACAATCATCTTCAGGCGCTATTTCCTCATAATCGTTTTTCTGATCACCGCTTATATATGACTGATATTCGTCCGACTTCTCGCAAAGACCCCGTATCCCATCGCTCATCCATTCCGGGAAAGATCCCTCGAACTCGTCAAAGCTGAACCAATGGATATCTCCTTCCGGTTCAATATTGTCCCCCTTGTACCTGCTTATTGAATCAACAATGTTTTTACCGGTATCGTTTGTCCCGATAATCAGACGGCACGGCTTCCCGAGAATGTTCTGCGGATCGAATCCCTGAAGCTCTTCCTTGGTGAAGTCCCTGCCTCTCCATCCGGTAAGGTGCTTACGAAGCTTGGCCCGTGTATCAAGGCTTTGTGTGTAGAACTGAGAGAAGTGCCTCCTGTGCTGCTCTCCGTCGTCTCCGTCATACATTGAGTCAGCCAGTTCCCAAATAATGATGCACTGGCGACGTATTTTTTCTTTCCCCTGCCATTCTCCGTGCTGGGTTCCGATATCAATCACTCCGGTACATACTGCATCGTAGATATCCGGCTCTATTTCAAACCCTTTGTTGTCAGACTCTTTCCATTTCATTACATTTCCTTTTTGTATCCGAGCCTGCGGGCCCGGTTGTCTATTGAATCCTCTATGACGGTTGTGCGGTTGCTGTCCACCAGTTTCCCCGAAAGCTTTGAAACCAGATAATCAAGCTTGGCGATGTCGTCAACTGATAATCTGAATGTTTTTATTGTTTTCATCTCACATCCTTCATGTTCTTGCTTCTAAAGTTCTTGAACAAATTTCCCGACATATCTTCCCCTTATTTCCTGTAGACTATACCATGACGGTATATACGTCAAGATTTATTTGTTATTTTTATCTGAAGATATATACCTGATTGCAAAATCAATGGCCAGTCCATATTCTTCCGACGAGTACGGAGGCCGGTTAAGCTCTCCGTCCCCCCCGGCGCCAAGCCTGCATTTCAGTAAGTATTTTTATCGCCGTGTTTTTTTTCATAATCAGAACTCATTTTCTGTTTTGCTGTATAATCCCCTGTAACTTATTTTCATGTTGTTGACATCAAGCTCTGTCCATTCGTGAGGTTCTTCACCATGCGTGTACTTGTCGCAGCGGCAAAGCATGGTATTATATTCGCCTTCCTTAAAGCAGAAACACAGCGATTCCTGACAGTTCTGCTCAATCGCCGACGTATAGATGGAGTCCTCTTTGCACGGCATGTTGTATTTCATTTCTTTGTCTGCAATTCGTTTTGACTGGGTTGTGATCACTCCGATTCTGTTTTCCTCAACCAGATACCGCTTGAAATCTGAACAGTTTGATATAATCGAATCTGTCATGCTTCCCATCCGGTTCATTTTGGAGATATAGTCAACCGCGACAACATCCACCCGTCTTTCCTGTGATTCTTCTATCCTGTCCACTTCTTTTTTTATTTTGTCAACGGTTAGCGACGCGACTTTCGGAAGAAATACGTTTTCAACCTCTGGAATTTCAATTTTATATCCCCCGGCCCTGATCTTATCTTCGCACTCTACAAAGCTCATCCCGTTGTGGTAGGCAATGGACCGCATCCCCAGCTGATACAGAGACATTTCAAGATCAAATATAGCAAAGTTTAGATTGGTGTAAACAAACGGCAGGTTCCCCAAAATTCTTGTTTTGCCTACTCCCGTAGCAGCTATAATCAGCATCATATCTGCCGGTCTCACCCGGATATCAAGACCGAACATTGACTTAAGATTCATTCCGTCTGCATCCGTCATGGTCTCTGCCGTACGGAAAGAATCCCGGCATACATCAGACATTACGTTCAGGCTTGACCGGTCTATGCCTTTCGGCAGAACATGTGCTTCAACAATGCTTTCTGTAAGCCACAAAGAAGCCTGTTCCCCGCCTAGAACTTCCGCCATATCTGCGAAATCATGCCCATTGAACTGTGGATACTTCATTACAAATTCATCGGGTATATATACTGTTCTAAGGCTTTTTACCACCCCACGAAGCCCGTCGCTCACCTTTCTGTGCCATTTCCCGCCGCTTTCATCTGCATCAGGAAGAAGGACAACGTCTTTTCCTGACAGGCTTTCCGCATACTGATCAAGCCACCCGTCACATCCATTTGAAACGGTGGTGCCTATGAACCCAAGCCGTATAAGCGCGTCGGCTGTCTTTTCTCCCTCGCAGAAACAGACATAATCCGCTCCGGCGTTAAGCACCGCCGGAAGGTTGTACAGAACCCGTTTTTCTTTCGGGAGTGTGCGGCTTCCGTCAGGCAGTTCGGGAAAAAATTCCTTGCGGGTCTTGGTACCGTTCGTTTTTTCAATGCGGTTGATTTTATAGGCCGGTGAGCCGTCTGCCAGAAAATATTCATAGACCAAAGGATTCCCCGTCTTGATAAACGGCTTTTCGTTTTTTACCGGTTCAGGTTCCTCCAGTCCGTACCATTCTTTGAGCATAATAAACGCCCGGTGGGGCGATACGCCTTCTTTCAGGGCGACAAGGTCTATAACGCTGCTTCCCTTCCCGCATCCTTTCGTGTGACAGGTCCACTTTCTTCCCTGATCGTGCACAGAGAACGCGTCAGGATTGTCTCCGCCGTGTATCGGGCAGGCGCACCGGTAAGTCCTGCTCAGCTTTACTCCGTACTTCTCAAGTACTTTCTGAATCGGGATATCCCGCTTTACATCGTCGTATGTGATCATCGGGCAGCATCCTTGGTTTTAAACTCTCCTCTTTTCACAGCATTGTTAACCCATGTGTGGAAATCAAGCTTCCAGTTTTTAACCGGCTGTCCGTTCATTTTTATCCATTCAGATTCTTCACGCTTCAGGAGGTAGTTTTCCACAAAGCACCTTCCGTTTGTTTTATCGACTTCAAGATTGTCCTTTTTAATAATTTCCCTGAAAAAATCTCCCACTTCTTCAAATCCGGGCTGGTTCCCTGCGTACTTGCTGGCAGCGGGTTCGTTCTTCTTCCGCTTTGTTTTGGACTTTTCGGGATTTGCAGTCAAGCATTTTTTCTGTAAGCCGGTTGATTCCGGCCCCGGGTCTTTGGTTGCGTGCTCTGCGGGAGACAAATCTTTATTTCCATTCTGAAAAGCAACCGCTTCATCATCCCCCCGATGGGGGGTAAGGGGGGTCTTATATATATTCTCTTCATTCTTATACATTCTTAGGTGTGGTTCGTCTGTTGTCTTTCTGCCGTCTTTCTGCCGTCTTTCTGTTGTATCGTTTGATTGGTATATATCCCAATTTGTTATTGTATATATAGATAATACGTTAGATTTCTGTTGTTTTATTTTTCCCTGTTTTTCAAGCAGTTTTGCGAAGCGACGAAACTTGTTACGTGACCAACGCCACCTTTTACTCACAAACTCTTCGCTTACAGCGACTTGCCCAGAATCCACTTGTATCAAATTTCCGCGCACAGAAATCATACCCGGTTTGTGATTCGCAAGAATGAGAAGATCTATCCACGCCTGCCATTTTGTGAATGGCTCGAGGAAATAAAGATCATCATCCGTGCAAGATCGCCAAAGTTTTATGTATCCCCTGTTCATTTGTGAATCTCCCGAAGTTTTTATCCAGATCAGACTCTGCGCTTGACCGTATTGATTTGCGCTTCGGAAATACTATAGGATTCCGGGGTTTTCAGTATCATCATCTACATACCTGAAAAGCCCCTCGAACCATCGCTTGGGTACAACAAGGCACTCTTCTCCGCCGCGTTCAACCCTTTCGGCATACTCGATAACTGATCTTGCGGACGAAGCGTATCCGTTCAACATGATGTTTTTAATTGTTTTTTCGCTCATTTGTTATACGCCTTTTCTTTTGAAATATAACCTACCGCGTCAACAACCTTCCGAAGGTGCTTCATCGCTTCGTATGCCGACTCAATCTGGTCTTTTCTCCATGTTCTGGTTGTAAAGCCCTGTTTGTTTTGCGACCCGAAGCAGATAACCATCGCCGCCTCAGGTGGTTTTCCGTCGAACTGGCAGTTGCTGGCATATATCGCCAGTTGCATAAGATGTTTAATGCTCGGTTTTTTGGAGCTTTTCCAGTCAAGAACCATCAGTTTCCCGTTACAGTATCCGAAAAAATCCGGCTGTCCGGTGACCATGAGTGTCGAATCATAGAATCTTTCTTCCATCCAGATGGGTTCGATTTCATATTTTAACTTAAAATTTTCCCACGCGGTCGAGAAGCGCCCAAATTCGCCGTCTGGCGGCTTCCCAAGTAATTCCGTCTCTATGGCAAGGTGAAGGGCCGTTCCGGCCTCAGAGGCCGAGTTTAGAGCTTCTGAGTATGCTTCATACGTATTTCCCTGATCAAACGCCCATTTTATGAGCCCGTCAGATTTTCCGTACGGGTTCAGATAGCTTATGAACTCGGTCACCCGCATATAATCTCCGCCTATAGACCTACTGGCGGACTCTTCCACGCCTATTTCCAGCTCAACAGAACCCAAACGCCCCCTGTGATCATCATTCCAGTCGTTTCCGTCGATATATCCGTATCCGGTAATCTTTGCCGTGTATATTTGGTCTTCGATGATTCGTTTCTGCAAATCCGATCCGGTATAAACCCCGTCGCGCTTCATTCCGGGTACATAGCCAAGCATCACATCATCAAACCATACTTCTATGGCGAAAGGATCGTAAGCGTTTTCTTTGTCCCTGATTAATCGCACCGAGCCTACCGGGCGCAGGGTTTTAAATGTATCGCACTGTTTTTTAGACTGTGCTTCTATTCCTGTTATTCTAAATCTCATTGTCGATTTCCTTTTGTCTTTTCCAATCATCATGACCGTGCTCCCCGTACCGGTATTCTGTGCCGGTAAGCTCTGCATCCATCAGGGCGATATTTATAGAGTCAGCAAGATCCTGAGCCTCCTGCAGAGTCAGGATGACAACATGCCCTTTGATGTCGATTATATATTTGTTGTCTTTTATTTGTTTAACTTTCATGCTCGATCCTTTCCATGCCGGGATAAAGGATGTCCATTACTTCCAGCAGGCGCGTTCTGGCCTCTTTTTTTGATTCAACGATTTTCGTAGTGAAATTTTCGCCGTTATACTCACATTCCCCGTAGAAACGCCCGACCGGCAGGGATTCCAGACAGTTTATGGAATACATTACAACCTCCTTTACACATCCTTCGCAGACCGTTTCACCGCTGTCTGCTTCGTACAGTTCTTCCGGGCCGTCAATGTGGTACTTGTTGCCGCAAATGCAGCAGGTGCGTAAGACCGGGTTCCCGTCATGATCATATATATTCATGGTTCCTCCTTTATTTATTTCCCATAATACAGGACGTTGTATATACGGTCAAGCTTTATTCCGCTATCATCCGCAGGAATATATTAACAAGCAGCAGCACCTCTATTTTCAGATGTCTTTTAATTTTCATTTTGTCCCCTCCAATTTAGAATAATCGGTGTAAAATACTCGAACTCCTCTGGATAGACTATCCTTTTGTGTCCCTTGCTTTTGAATGTTACTATACCGCAGCGGTTTATGTATTCTATAATTCCGGCGGCCCCGTCTGTATCGAGATACAAATCTCCTTTTTCCGCTACTTTTTTTGCAAGATAAGATTTTGTGATCATTTTATTCCTCTTTCCAATATTGATTTTCTTTCTTCTTCTGTTTTTCCTTGGATTTCATGCGGCAGGATGATTCCCGCCTCAATCCGATCCGCTTCTTTGCTGGCCAGTCTGCGCCTGCGGGTTTCAAGGGCCTTTCTCAAAACCTCTGCCGACCCGAACCCCTTGCGCGGATTCTTTTTTCGTCCGCCCAGTTTCCCTGCTTCAGATTTGTTCATTTCTTTCCTCCTTTTCAAATTCCGTTAGATTCGTTACCCCAAGATATTCGCTGGATTCTGTGATTTTATAGATGCGATTAATCATAGTCTTTAATCCTGATAAATCTACAACCAAGTTTTTCAGCAAGAATAGACTCCCGTTCAATATCCTTTTGAGATGTTTTGGGTTTCTCGTCAACTTCTATTGCAATTTTCATTATCACACTCTAATCTTTCAACCAAGGCAATGGCAGCGTCTTTGAGTTCATGGTAAGCATCATAATATTTATCATGGTCCAAAGATAATCTCGTAAATCTATCCTCGAACTCATGCTGTTTAACAACTAGTAGTTTGCATTGATCCTCATGGTCACGAAGACCTTCTTGAGCAACCAAATAATTATACGGGCAATCTATATGCTCATTTAGTTGCTCTATTTCTTTCTGTAGTTGTTCTATTTTCTTTTTTAAAAATGCAACTTCCTTGTCAAAATTGATGCAATCTTCGCAGTAGCCTATAAAATTATTCATGATCATGTCTCCCTTTTATATCAGCTTCAACCCAGTCTGCCCTCCGGACGCCGCATCTTGAGCAAACCCATCCGTCGTCCCATTTATGTCGGTATTCACATAATTTTTTAAATGTACCAAAATTTATACCATCTTCGTCAAACCAGATACTTAGACTATAAATTCCACTTTCTGCTGGAAGATCCTTGAATGTAACGTCTCTTAACTCATCCGTATTAGAATAGCTCATATCAAGAAGAGCTTCCCAATACGGATAAGTCTCTTGCGTTTTACCAGTTAATATTTTTACCGACTTAAAAGCTATGCCCTGGCGAATTCTTAATTCGTGCACTGCGTAGCAAGGGACCGCTTCATCATCTTCTATGTCAACCGATAGAAACCAACTCCTTTGTTCTATTTTATCCAATTCACCCCACGGAGTTCCTTTTTCAAAATAATGATTCTGTATTCTAAATATAAAATCCATGGTTTATGCCTCCAGATGCATTTTTGCTTTAATATGATGCCAGAACATCCGCCCGCACTTCCCGCACCGCTCGTCTTTCGTTGTTTGCAATGCCCACCATCTTGATGTTGTCCAAGTTTGTAGCTCATCAAACAAGACAGCTTTTTCTATGGCCCTTGCAAACTCTAAGATATTTCCATCGGGTATAGCTTCTTCGTGGTCCCAGTGTCCACCACACAACCGAGTATATTCCAACGCTATATCTTCAATCTCTTTATCCGTCAGCATCTTTCAACTCCTTAAATAAACTACATTACAAAATTCCGCTGCCGGTAGCCTAGCGCGGCATTACCTGCGAGTCAAAATTTATCCACAAAATGACCGGCCTTGAAAACAGCAGAGGTCCGCCCGCAGGATCTGACAACCACACTAGGATACGTCGCGGAAATTTTCTTCGCGGCCTGGAATTCCCGGGCGCGAGACCCATTTACGCAGAGCGACCGTTCTGCGTTAAACAAGGGAAATACGCTGACTAAAATTGATTCAAGCGGCTTGCCCTTTGCCCCCAGCTGCGCCCCAAAAGTGAATCTGGCGCGTATTCCGTCCCCCTCATGATCTTTTTGAACGGCGTAAAAGTCTCCCAGCCATTCCATTGGCTGAATTTTAAATCCATCGCCCATCAGCTCTTTTTTAACCGTCGTCATGTTTTTCATTTTTTACTCTTAGTCCCTTTTTTTTTGATCAATAAACATATCGCCTAATACATATTCGATTATATAATCGTCAGACATACCAGCGACAAATTCATTGCATTCTTCGGACGTTAAATCCCCCAGAAAATCCCCCAATCCGTCGCTTGTATCCAGCTGTCCGCTGATAATATGCTCATTTTCGTTCATGGGATTTAAATTTGATTGGATGTCAAAACGCCCTGTATCGTAATTATAAACGAGCACTGGATTAACCGGCCTTATATCGTGCTCAATGATATCCTTATAGCAGTCCGCTAGAGATTCTCTGTCAATTGGATATTTATTTTTCATCTCAAAAACTCCTCTTTAAACTTATTAAGTGTTTTTTTCTTTTAGACTTTTAATTTTATTTTTCTCCATTTAATATTTTCCCACAATAAACAAACCAGTTTGCGTCTATCTTTTTCGCTTCTTCAAGGCAGTCTCTTAATTTTACCGCATGGGAAATAATTTTAGCCTTCAATCGAAGAGGATCTGTTCCATGCATAGTAACGTAGTAACACCCGTCTTTTCCGTGCCCTAGGTATTCCGCCGTAACACTAGTGGGATACGCATATTGTATTGCCTTTTTCATAGTCTATGTCCCTTAATTCAAGTCAATTAATTTATATTCACCGGACTCTATTTTTCCTTCCGTATCTTTTTTAGTCTCGCAAAGAAACTGGTTACGGTATTTCCCTGTAGTACGCGAATAGTCCCATTTATTTTTATCTAAATAAATATTGTTATCATTGTCACGAAACGCAATTACAGACTGGTAGCTCTGGAAAAACCAGCCGTTTTCTGTATGGATTATAAATTGATTAGGGATCGTGTTCCCGTTTGCGCTAATCATATTTGATACATTTATTTTTTGATTTAATTTTTTCATTATTATTTTTCTCCCTTTTTATTTTTCTTTCTTCCCTTTGCGGGGCTCTTATTTCAATTTAGTAACGAGTTTAGACAGGTACGGGACTATTCCACAAAACCCCCAAACGGCCGCAAGCTCCCCTTGCTCCCCTTGCTCTTCCCTTACGAAAAAGGAGTCATAACCGGCTGCCGGCTCTCCTACCTCTTCCCGGATACGTTCTGTACCCTGCGAGTCAGTCACAAGACGAAGGTTATGGGGTAGTAATTTTATTATGGTGGTCATGATTTAGCCTTTTCTTTCTCCCCTTTGCGGGGCCTTTCGTTTAAACAGTCCTTACAGATAGATTGCAGATAAGGCGCATAGCATGCCTAAAATTAAGCCAGTGAGGCAGGATAGAAGGAAGTCTCTCATTTGCAGTCCTCTTTCTTTGCAAGTTCTATACATGCGGCATAATTGTAATATTGCCGCACGCAATAATAAGAGGATTTCCACGATGGGACACACACAAAAGCAAGTTTTAGCCTATGGGTAAATTGCAAATGCCTGTCTTTTGGGTCACTTCTCCGTGACACGTACCCGTGCGCCCATGCCGTGCGGCAAGAGCCTATACCGGCGTGCATTAAATCCTGTTGCGTTAGTTTGAGCATGATCGCACATTCAGCGGTAGCGCTGATCCAGTTTTCACAGTTTTTACAGCTTTTCATGTTTGCACCCTTTCCTTTGGTTAAACGTTTAAAATAAGCCAGTTCCCGTCGTGTATAATATAGCACGTGCCGGAATTAGACTGGCAGCAACAATAAACGCGCCGTGCCCGTCCGTTAAAGTGTACCGTGTACCGTGTAGTTAGTTTTCTGCCGTACCCGCTGGCGGTTTGCATAAGTCCGCGCCGCTGCCAGTCTAATTCTTTGACAGTCAAATCCGCCGTGTCTACCGGTAAATAGTACATGGTTTTATCCCGATCGAATAACGGCTTGCTCGTGATAATGTCCGCCGTTGTAAACTTGCGTTTTTCCGTGGTTTTCATAACTTCTCCCTTTCATTTGGTTAGTATTGCGTGTCATCCGGACGGGCGTCGCTCATAGTTCCTAGTCGAGGACAAATGTATAATCTGAGTAGTCCAGACTGCCTAGATCGTCACAGTCCGCCAGACTGTCACTGTCCACCAAATACAGCACCTCAAGCGTCCTTTCTTCGCCGCTCTTGTCAGGCGCCTCAATCGATGCACTCATTTCAGTCACGCCATAGCAGCGGCCGATTACCCGATTAGTAAAATCACAATTTATCGTCAGCAGGTAATCCACTGCGGTGTCACCAAACTCTTCGCGTGCCGCGGCTTCGTTAATCGCATTAGTTTTTATTGCACTGTACATTTTATTTCTCCTTTTTTTGTTCCATCTATTGCCTACACTACATAAGCATATATACACGGCAAGATTTATTTTTTATTTTTTTTGCTCATTAAATTATCGTCGTATATCATGCCAACAACATAAGCAAACAACGTGCCAAACATAAGCACAATCGGCCCCACCACAATATGCAGTATGATTAACCCCAAAAAACCCATACAACACAATATGCAGTCCAACCCAGACAAGCCAAACACGCCGCAATTTCGCAAAAACAAGAATTTCGCAAAAACAAGAATGAGAATTTCGCAAAAATGAGATAAATCAGGCAGTCGTTAACCGCGCGTCAGCATGTATCAGGATAGACCAGATCAATATCGGTGCACTGATACCAACACGGCACCCGGATAGTCAACCGGGTAACTGATGTATATAACAACCACTACCAGCAAAACCCATATGTAAAAAATAATTGCTGTTGCAACCCCCCGCCCTGCCCGGGGAGAAGGCAGTTACCACTATATTACACGCGTACTATAAGGTATAATGCCAGTTATCAACACAACGAGCAGTAGATTGCCCATAGAGCGGTGGCTGGCGTGGCTGCCGATCGCCACCGGAGCTTGCCGTCAGGGTGCCGGTGCACCGCAGTGTGCTGCAGTCTATCAGCAGTCTACCCTCAGTGTATCAGCAGTATAATGCCGCAACCATGCCCGCTTGGTGCCTGCGCAGCTCCGGTGTGCCGCAGGAGCCACTCGCTTGCCGTCAGGGTGCCGGTGCACCTCAAGGCTGTAAGCATACCTGTTTGCTATCAAACGCGCTCCTGCGGCCCCTCAGGGCGCTTAACCGGCTAATATGATCACCCCGTACCCCGTCGTTTTACAGGGGGGGGCTAAGGGGGGGTGCCGTCGGGGGTTGTTTGCTGGCGGGATGGGGGGTTACAACCCCCATACAAAAACTGAAAATTCGGAAAAGGCGACAAATGTCACTATTTGGGAGGCAAAAAGGCGACAAATGTCGCTTTGGAATACGACAAATGTCGTCGAATTTGAAAAAAAGAGAAGTAAAATTTTATTGAAAAGGCGACAAATGTCGTCTAGGGTGCACGATATGAAACAGAGATACAGCAGTTTAGAGATAGCGAAAGCGGCCTATTGCCGGGAATCGACAGTAAAAAAGGCAATAGAGAGGGGGCTTAGTGATGATCTTGAGGAACTAATGGGATGGATATTCATACAGCGGATAAAACAGGATGGGATAAACGGGCTTGAGAGACTCATTGGAAGAGGGGCGATAAAAAGCGGAACTGAGTTAGCGGAAGAAAAAGAAGAATGTGGGTATGACTATGAATAGACATGTGGAAAGAGGAATGAAATGCTGGGAAAAAGAGGATCGATGCGGTGATTGTCCTGCAGACCATCCTGAAAACAAATGCAGTGAGTACAAAAAGGGAGAAAAAAATGAGACTCAAGGAAAACAGGAGCAGGAAATTGCTTGACCTGAGGAAAAATTTATCATAGATGAGAACTTGTCAGAAGGCTTACCGGTACTTTCATCACCGGCCTTTTGGGGTGAGTCCGGCATCCTTAAAGCCTTTACCCGGACAACTTATTTTTGATTATGATTAAGAATACGGTATAAAATATAAACAGGGCGGTATAGTGAATCAGCAGAGCATATATGCTACGATAAAGAATAATACAGACATAGGAAACTCAGAGGCTAATACACTTGCCAGGGTAATCTGGAGCGATGTAGTAAAATACGGAAAATTCTGGGAAAAAGAAGGAATCAGCGCAGAGCGTAAGAAATGGGAAAAGAAAAACCTTGTTAAAAGCAAAGGCAGGCTTCTCACGAACGAAGAACGATCAGAAGAGCTGACAAGATTTCTTGATGGAAAGCTTATGGACGGATCACTTACGGCTGCTGAACTTGCGCAGTTCAAAGACATCTATGGCCTGAAGGCTGCGGACAGGGATATAAGCATAGAACTGATAGACTTCAAGGACGCTCTTCCGAAAAGCTACGATCTTCTGAAGCTGGCAAAAAAAATGATTGATCTGGAGATTAAGGAAGCGAATGAAGATTCCTGTAATCACTCCTAGGCCGTACCAGCTTCCTTTCTGGAATGCAATGGACAGCGGGGCGAAACACGCAATTCTTAGCAATCATCGTCGAGGAGGAAAAGATGTAACCTGTTTCAGCTATACGGTCAGAGAGGCTTTAAAAGTTGTTGGAACATATTACTATTGCTTCCCGACGCTTGAGCTTGGTAAAGAAATTCTATGGGATAACATAACGACTATTGACGGTAAAAGCGGATATATGGTTGATCTTCTATGCCCGCCTGAATACGTCGTAAGGAAGCATAATCAGGATCATTATGTTCAGCTTATCAACGGATCAATAATCAGAATGAAAGGAACAGACGGGGGAAAAGTATTCGGGAACGACGGACGGGGATTTATTTTTACTGAGTGGCAGTCGCACAAGCCTGAGATTTACGACTTTATCAGGCCGATTCTGAGACAGAATGATGGATGGAGCATATTCAACGGAACCATGCGTGGCATGGATAACCATCTGTACAAAGATATCCAGAGAAATAAACATGTAGCGGGATGGTATACGGAGTGGCTTACACCGGAAGATACAAAAGCGTACTACTGGATAACGCCGGAAAGCTATCCTGAAGAATATAAAATCTGCATAAATCCTGAGCTTGAAGGAAAAATTGATCCGATTACCGGGAAACCATTCAGGAACATTCAATGGGAAGTTGATTCAGGGATGAGCTATTCGCTGGCAAGGCAGGAATATCTTAATGAAGCGGTCAGTCATGTTGAGGGAAGTTACTACAGCTTTGAACTTAGCGAAATGAAGATCCAGGGGCGTACGAAAGCAGAATGGAATCCTGAGAAACCTGTTTATACATTCTGGGATTTAGGCGGCGTACGGCTTGACAGCGATAAAACAACAATTACTTTTGCGCAGATGGACAGCTGTGACAGCGATGTGTTTATTATCGATTATTATGAAAATACCGGAAAACTTCGCGGGCATTACATAGATTACATGTCAACAAAACCGTACCGGTACGGGGGACACTTCATCCCGCATGACGGGAAACGATCAAATACGTGGACCGGAGAAGGAATGGCAGAGACAGCAAAAAGCATGTACGGACTTGATTTCAGGTATGTCCCGAAGAGTGATCTCGTCATCAACGATATCGAGATTGTCAGAAGGGATTTTAAGAAATTTCATCTGGATATGGATTCATGCAGGCGTCTTTTCGGGCATTTAAGCCGGTATCATGCAAGTGAATCTACCGGAAAGCCGTGTCACAGGAACAATTGTGTGATATGCAGCGGGGCAAGTCACGGAGCAGACAGTGTAAGAATGATGTCGATGGCCCGCCATCTTGGTCTTGTAGAACCGTATATCGTCAACAGGCCGAAAAGAAAAACAAAAATGGAATGGGATAATGAATACATCATCGTCTAGGCCGATAGATCACGCAAAGAAATTTTACGGTCCACGTTTTGATTCGATGGTTGCTGAATTTTTTGAACCGAACAGGTATGTCTATAGCGGAGATGATATTTTTGTTTTGGCATATCCGTATTCGATTGATATGTTATTTGAACAAAGTATAAATAAAACTCTTGACAAATTTGATGTATGGGTAATACATTACTTCGCAGGAAATATAAAACGAATATTCGCAATTGCGCCGTTTGATCTTCCTTTTGTTGCGTTTGAGAGGCGGGGAGAGTGGAAAACGTACAGAATGGATGAATTGAAAAGGAGATTATACCATGGGATCAGCACTGTCACCGAAGAAAGCAACAAAAATATCATCGCCGGAACCGATATCTCCTGCACCTGCACCGACAGAAACATCTGCGGATGTACAGCAGGCTCAAACCGCTGAAAAACGGCGGATTCTTTCAAGCAGCGGGCGGATGTCAACCCTTTTGACAAAAAAGGTAAACCCTGCAGACACAGCGATAAAAACCCTTCTTGGTGAATAATGGACGGCTCTAATTACTTCAAATTGTGGAAGTCAATGAATGACAATGCCTCGAACTGGGAAAAAATGTGGCAGGAATCTGCGGACTGGTGCCTTCCGCGCAAAGACAACATTACAAGTATTCGTGTACAGGGGATGGAAAAACCTGCACAGAGAATGATTGACACCTGTGTAGAAGCAAACTGGAATTTTGCATCAGGATTTTTCAGCTATATGTTCCCGTCTCAGACTGTATGGGCTAAAATAAAACATCCGGTTCCGTCAATGATGGACGATGAAGAGGTTGCGGATTACTACGAGAGGGTAAGCCGGTTGATTCACGGAGTGATTATTGAAAGCAATTTTGCACAGGAACAGCAGGAAGCGCTTCTTGATTTAGGATGTTTCGGCACAAACTGCATGTACGGGGAAGAAGATGACGACAGTATCGTACGGTTCAAAAGCTTTACTGTATCGGATTTCAGGATCATGCTGGATAACAAGGGGCGGGTTGATACGGTAGGACGTGAAATGAATCTAACAGCCCGACAGATGATACAGGAGTTCAGCAAAGAAGAACTTAAGCAGGCGTCTCTTGATGAAATTATTGATATCATGAGATCTGGAAATGAAAAATATGACAGCAAATACGGAGTGATTCATATTGTACGCAAGCGCTCCGAATATGATCCAAGCAAGATAAATAAAGAAAACAAGCCGTTTGCGTCTGTTTATATAAGCAGCAAAACAAAACAGATTATTAAAGAGGGCGGATATGATTACATGCCCTATTTTGTCGGCAGATTTTCTATAGGAAACTGTGAAGATTACGGAAGAGGGCCTATGAGCATGTCCCTTTCGACTGCAAGGCGGACAAACTCAATTTATAAATCAATGCTTATCTCGGCAGAAAACCACGCAAATCCTCAATGGCTTATTCCTGATGATGACAGCGTAACATTCACAAGCAATCCGAACCGGGCCGGTGCAATTGTAAAATTCAGATCAAACAGTCCCCTTGGGAAGCCGGAACGACTTACTCCGAACGGAGACCCTGGAATTGCGCAAAGCATATTTGAACTGCATGAGGCGGCGATACGCAGAATATTCTTCAACCATTTATTCCGTCCACTTGACGAATACAGAAACATGACGGCATTCGAGGTGAATCAACGGATGTCAACCGATTTAATGGCGCTTGCCCCGTTTGTTAATCGTTATCAGGATGAGGTTATCAATAAGATTGTCTCCTTCGTATATTACGTTCTTGCAAAGCGCAACATGCTTCCCGAAATGCCGGACAAGCTTAAAGATTCTCCTGAATTTGAAATTGAATATGTAGGAAAGCTTTCACTGGCCACAAAGAATTTTGAAGTTTCAGGTGCATTTCAGACTCTTCAGATGTTTACAGAACTTGCACAATATGTTCCGCAGATGGCTCAGCCGCTGGGAAATGTAGACGGAGACAAGCTGTTCCGTCAGTCATGGTTTGCAAACTCTGCAAGTATGAATGCTCTTAAATCTCCTGAAACTGTACAGAAAGAACGAGAGGCCGCTGCAGAGGCGCAGAAACAGCAACAGCTTATTAACAACCTTCCTAACATCGGGGACGCCGTATTAAAGGGAGGCAAAGCTCCTGAAGAAGGAAGTCCTGCAGCAATGATCATGGGGCAGTAATGAATATAAACAAAAAACTTTTAGGTGCATATTCGTATGTATTTGATACTCCTGAGGGTGAAACGGTCTTAAATGATCTCATGGAAGTTTGCGGATGGGAAGCGTTTACGGATACATCCGATCCGGTCGACATGGCGTATAAGAACGGCAAGCGGGATACATATCTGTATTTAATAACAATGATTAAAGAAACAAAGGAGAAATAAATATGGACACAGTAATCGACAATGCAGTCGCGGATGAAGTAACGAATACAGAAGACAACCAAAATCCCGAACAGGTTAAATCTGTTATTGAGAATAAATCTACAGAAACGGATTTTACAAAACTGATTAATCCTGACGGATCATTTAAAGATGAGTTTTATTCTTCCCTGCCGGATGATCTCGGAAGCCACAGTTCGATTAAACAGATCAAAAATATTGTTGATCTGAACAAAAGCTATGTCAATACCAAGGGGCTTGTCGGGAAGAAGCTTGAAGAATTCTGGACATCTAAAGATGAATCGATTGCTGCAAAGCGCCGTGAAATCATGGGAGTTCCGGGTAATGCTGAAGGATATGAGATTGACGTTCCAGAACTTCCTGAAAACGTTCCGTACAGCAAGGAAGCCCTGAATGAATTTAAGGAACTGGCCTCTAAGATATCCTTAAGCAAAGAGCAGGCAAAGGCTCTTGCCGAATGGGATACACAGCGGGCTATATCTGCGACAGAAGGAATATCAAAGCAGATTGAAAGCCAGATGCAGGAAGCTGAGTCCTCGCTTCGCAAAGATTGGGGAAACAAATACGAATACAACATAAGCAAGGTGAAACAGACAACGGATTATCTTGGAATTACAGATAAAATAAACGATCTGGGTCTTGGACGTGAGCCTGAATTTTTAAAAATGGTTATTGAAAAACTGGTGCCGGCTGTAAGCA